CCCCGTCCCACACGAGTTGATCCGTAGTGGTTAACGTTCCGTTATAGGCTACGTAGTTCCCCGTTGTTGTATTCTCAATCCTAACTTGACCAGTCGTATTCTTAACGATGACCTGTAGGTCGTGATGATGGATTGGGTCCACGGTAATGTCTGACGCGTTATAAATTTGAAATGACCTGGTCGCGTTGTATTCGTATTGAAGTGACTGATTCATGGGGAGATTCATGCCCATTTGCCATAGCCCGCTATCGTAATCCATCACATCATCTGAATAACCTAGAGAATACTTTAAGCCACTCGGATTATCGAAAGGAATAGTAATCAAAGCTGTATTACTGCCGTCCTCCGTGGGAGCAACCATAAAATTACCCGCATAGACATATTTAACTATCGCCGGTTCGGCATCGGTTCGAATCCGGTATAAACCTTTTTGTGCAAAGAACTTCGCTAGCGTATGTTTTTTCATTTGATAGTCATAGTAGTCACTGAACCTAAGCATGAACTTAGCGTTGATTACATTCTGTGTACGTTGCTGAATAACATATGCAGCTCCATCTAAGCCGTCATCAGTACCGTAAGTATTCGTTAATAAAGGATCGCTATCATCACCTAAAAATTCTAGGCCACTGGTAACGTCCTTACAATTAACTTCAACATCGCTTCCCGGCGGTAGTAAATACATTGTTGGTTCTAACAATCAAGTCCACCTCCTAACTGAATGATTGAAAACTGGCTATGCCCTGATCTGTCGCCGTCTTTCGATACGCTACATTCTCGTCATATCCTACAATTCCTTTAGTCGCGGTAATCTGGTCAGCGTTCAAGCCGATAATAGTTTTCAGCATCGTAGCCATCTGATTAACCGTACTAGTCAATTCCGCAATCTTGCTATCCGCAGTACTAGTAGAGCCTGTGTTATTGGTATCAAGGGACTTACCACCAGTCTTGGCATCTACCACGGCCTTTAGAACTTGCCATGCTCGGCTATCCTTAGCGGCTTCTAGTGGCATAACAGCTTCGGGTTTATTGTGTTCGGCGATCTGGGCATATTGCCAATTACGGACAATCCCGCCGTTTTCCCATCCGTGACCATTACCGATGTTCGACCAGCCACCTTCAGCACCGTGGTTTAAGGCGTTAATAGCAGCCCTGATCTGATCGGCACCATTAAGGATAATAGTGTGACCTTTGAGTGCCCAACGAGCAAAAGTTTGCGGAATAAACTGTAATAAACCTTGTGCTGGGTGACCACTAGCCGAGTTTATATCATGTACTTTCTGTAAAACTGTCGGATTACCGCCGGATTCAGTTTGGATTTGTCTGAGCAACTTACTTACTTGACTACCACTAATATTAAAGTTCATTGAAGCCGCAACAGCTTTAATGATCGGTTCCCATTGCGCTACACCAGCACCCGTTGGATTGGCGATTGATTGAAATTGCTTCTTAATCCAATCTACGGCGTCCTTAGCAATTGTTTTGGGAAAGTTAGTCAGAATATCATTGGCTAGGCTAATCTTGCTAGAAGTGTTACCTAAGAAATGCTTGAATAACGATTCCATAAACTCAGCTGGCTTCTTGAGAATGTTTTCGGTGTCGTCTAAGACGTCCTTAGCACCACTCCATAGTCCACTAAAGAAGTCACCAATCCCACCTGCATAGCCCGGAATCCCCATCATCTTAGCTAATAATGCCGACTTATTACCATCCAGAATAGAGGTTCCTTTAGGTAGTGGTACAATCATGTCTTTTATAGCTGGGAACATGCCTATTTGCCCATTCGGCAAGCGGTACATTTCGCGATAGTTAGCGCCTTGTCCGTCATTAACCTTAGCTAAGCCGCCTTGATGAGTGTCCTTAGTTCCTTGAGCGTAACTAGGCATAGGTACTGACCAATCGCCACTAATCTTACTTGCGCCAACCTTATCAAGCACCCAATTAATGCCTTTCTCCAGTCCTGATAACATATCGTTGAAGGGTTTGACGATTCCTCGAACCAAGTCCACAAAGTGCTTATGAATAGACTCCTTGGCGTCCGATACAGTATTACCAATGGCGGACATTTTAGACTTCCAAGCATTCACCATGTCCCCCAGACGTCCACCAGTCATTTGATTTAGTTTGTTGTACATATCAGAAAAAATATTATGCACAAATGATCGAATTGAGTTAGCAGTATTCTTCAAGTCACTACCAACCTTGTTCCATTTACCGGTCATAACATCATGCCAGACTTGCGTATAATTGTTCAGCACATTATATCCAGATCGGAAGGTAGTTTTATGATCATTGAACATCTGAATGGCCTTTTTGCGTGTATCATTGGACATGTTACTGAACCAATTGCCCACATTATGAGCACCCGTAGACGATGTTTTTGTGACATCACGCCAACCATTAGAAAAGGTCGTTTTACCTGATTTCCACAGGTTAGATAGGTGCTTACCTGCGTTATTTTTCAGACTCACAAAAGATTTAACGGCACTCTTAGCACCATTAGATGTTGACTTCGTGAAGTTATTCCAACCTTTTTTGGCGTCTTTGCCAATACCCCTAGCCCATTTTCCAAGATTCTTAATAGCATCGACAGCCTTGCCAATATACTTCTTGGCGTCCTTAGCAATCCCATTGACGAAATTACGGAACTTCTTATTGTGCTTATACAGTTCTACCAGGGCCACACCAATCGCAACAATTGCAGAAGCCACGGCAATGAATATATTAGCTTTCATAGCAACATTTAACGCTTTCTGAGTTACTGCTGTAGTCTTGGCTGTAGTTGTATAACCCTTTAATGCAATCACCATGCGACTAAGTCCCAAACTGAATGTTGTTACACCACCCATGATCTTCTTAACGGCAAAGGCACCAATTAACACCTTGCCAAAGGTCGCTACAGCCGTTTGATGTTGCGCTAAGAAATTGATTAAGCTTGCAGCTTTGGTCGCTAGTTTAGCAATACCTGTACCAAGCTTTTCTACACCAGCCTGAGTCTGCTTGTTATTCAGCGCCTTGTTTAAACTAGTAAGTCCCGTGGCAGATGTTTCAACTAACGGTTTCATCAAGGCTTGCCGTGTATCTGCCCAGGTTTGTTGCATGTGTTTCATAGCGCCCGCAGATGATTTGTCAAATTCCGAACTATTTTTTCCATAATCTTTTGAGGCTTTAGCTAGAATTTGATTGAACTGATCAGAAGTCATTTTCCCAGATGATACAAGATCATTGAATGACTTTTGGGACATGCCACTTGCTTTTTGCAGGGCCGCAGACATACCTGGAGCTGATTTTTCCAACCGACCTAAGCTTGAACTGGTAACGGTACCCGCTGATTCGATTTTGGATAACCCATTAGCGAAAGCATCTGATTGACTTTGATTTAATTTTAATTGATCTGATAAACTACCCACGCCTTTAGCTAAAGCGTTCGCTTGTTTCACTGAACCAGTCGTGGAGTAGAAACGTGTAACCAAATTTCCAACTGCTGTAGCCGATAAATTGGTATTTTCTTTCAGCGACTTAACAGACAGCCCTAGTTGTGCCACACCCTTATCAGAAGCTCCAATGTTCTTCCACTTTTCACCCATTTCAGTAGCGACTTCGGCTGATTCATAACCAGCTTTAACCGTTTCACCAATATCAAAAGTGAGCATACCAAAAGCATTGCTTAACGTATTACCAAGAAAACTCCCTTTAATAATGTCGCCGAGATGCCGGGACTGTTTAGCAGTCGCTTCCTCGGCCGTTTTGAGTTGAAGCACTTTATTTCGCATACTCAAAAAATAGGCATTGGGTTGCTTTTCCATAGACACTCGTAGCTCATTAGCTTGTGTCTTAGTCTTAGCCATAGCAGTAGCAGTCTCGTTGAGCCGTGTCTTGGCCTTCAAGTATTCATCACTATTTTGCCCAAATTCTCTAGCCGCCGCAATCGTTTCGGTACGTTGCTTCTTGTATTGACTAGTTAAGTTATCTAGTGCTTTGTCTAATCCTTTAATTTTAGCAACTTGAGCCTCTTCTGATTTACCCTCGGCTTGCAATCGTTCAATATGCGACTGAATAGCTTTGTTGTTCAATTCGAAGCTGTGTTGTAACCCCGCAAGTCCGGACTTTTGGTACTCCATGGACTGCTTAGCGCGATTCTGCTGGGCTTCAAGACTAGATAATCGAGTCGTTGCTTGATCAATCTGACGCTGGTATTTTAAATATTCTTGAGCTGTTTCTTCAGTGTTTCCTTTCAGATCGGACTGTTCCTTACGGAGTTTAGCAATCTTATCTTGTTGGGCGGTAATTGACTTACCGAGGCCCTCATACTTGGCTGTAGCAGCGCCCACGTAGTCCCCAGCAGACTTCATCTGAGCTTCGGAGGCTTTCCAAGATTGGGTGAATGAGTTGACACGAGTTGTGATCGACTTAATAGATTCACTTGCCTTGAGCATATCCAAAGCAACTTCGGTACTCATTTGCGCCTGTACTTTTTTAACCACAATTATTCCTCCTTTCCTTATTGAATTAAACTTAACGGATCAACTTCACGATCCCTAGGTTCTTTAGCTGATAGAATGTCGTTCAACTCGAAGTAGTCCGCTTCGTCATAGGTCGATAAGTCCCAATGGAGATTAATGATGGCTTCTTTCTCGGCTAGTTTTAAATCTTCTACTCGGTTCGTCCACTCGAAGACTCGTTCCGCCGGCGACCCTACTTTTTTGGGTCAACGTCCTCATTTTCAGCGTCCTTGATGTCTTGTTCAGACATACCTAGCATTCGTTGTGTGATGTGGTTAATGAGTTCAAACGTAGCGTCACTTTCAAGGCCATCTAATACTTCTTGTTGCTTTGCATTTAATTTGAGTAAGGATTTAGCATAGTCCACCATGGCATCGGTTAATTCCAGCATCAATTTGATCTGTTCAATTAGCTTCTTGCCTTCCACATCATCTGTTTGAGCCATTTTGAGCTGCAACTCATAGGTCTTCCGCATGTTCTTGTTCGATTGCTTGACCATAAACTTCTTGTTAAATTCGCGTAAATAGATTTCCATAATTGTGATTCCTCCAATTTAATTTTATGTACATAAAAAGCCGTCATAATGACGACTCAAAGTGTTCTATGATCTATATGTGACTAGCCTTGACCTGATCCACCAGTGGTAGTGGATGTGTAACCGTCGAATACGTCAGCTAACATAGTTGCTTCACTGAATTCTGTATCTGCACCAAGGAAATTCTTGTACGGTTGGCCCCAGCGGTCTACAGTTAATGCAGTAAATGTAAGGGCGTCAGCTTCACGATTGATTGTGGTATCCGTATCACTTTGAATGTTCTGGGAAGCTGCCGAAACATTGCATTCTCCAAACGCGAAGTATACCGAGCTCTTACGGTCGATGGTTTGTGTTTCAACTAACAGTCCAACCTTTGGTTTGCTACCTGAATAGACATAACCACCCTTACCGTCCGAAGTATAACCAGTGATCTTGTTCTTAATGTCTCCCGGCATGTTGTTAACTGTTAGTGCAATGCTTGGCTTAGCTGGTTGTGTATAAGAATCTTGGAGAGAATTATTACCAGAAACCACTTGCACTGAACCTTCCAAGTTCGTAATATTTGCCTGAGTCGAACCCAGCATGGCGTGGTCAATTGCCAATAATCCATTTGCACTTAATCCTTGGTCTGCGTCTGCCACAATTTTTCCATTGTCATCTAGTAAGGCAATAGTTGCTAATTTAAGTCCTACGATAGCCATTTAATAATCAAATCCTTTCATTTTGTTAAATAAGTTTTGAATAAGACAAATAAAAAGTAGCCGTTAGCTGGAATGAATCCGGATCGACTACGTGCGATTTAACTTGATTTATTTGCCAATAATTTTCTTTGAACAGTTGAAGCAAGGGTATTTCCAATTCTTCGGGGTCGTAATCCAAGTCCTTTTTGTAGAAAATTTGAAGCTCAATTTGAGTATCGTACGCGTAAAACGTCTCGTTACCGCCTATATCAGGCTGGGAGTTAACATCCTGAATCAGTACAATAGTTGTATCTACGTTTTCTTGTGCTTCTTCGGGCAAGTTAAGCGTGTAGATTTCATCAATCTGCTTGTAACCAGCCTGTTCTAGTAGGTTTTCCGCCAGTGTGGTTGCTAACATTAGCCCTCACCTTCAATCTTTTTAAGGAGCTTCTGATACTCGGCTTGCTGTGCCAAAACTACTTTCTCAGCCGTTTCTGGGTCATCACGAAGATCGTCAACAAAATGATCAGCTGAATACTTCTTCGTCCCATCATTAAGCCGACGGGCGTTCATTGCGTGATAAGGATTGTCCCAGCCAACAGAGCTTACGCCATTCTTGACACCATCAATATTAGTTGCTTGTTTAGTAATGTGATCGGCCATATGACCATACTTTTTATCATTGTGGCTAGAATAATGCTTTTCACGTGTAACGTCGGTATATACCTTCTGCAACTCATCAGCGCCAGCTTTGGTGATCTTAGCTTGATCAGTTGGGGTCATTTCGGCCACTTTCTTAACATCTTCAAGCCAACTATTTAGTACATCGTCTAAACCAGCCACTATGAACCACCTACTTTTTTAACCAGTTTTAGCGTCAGATAATCATACTTGTTAACACCCATAGAATCGTCTGGACTGTCGCTTTCGATAGAATATTCACCGTCAGATAGCTTAACCTGCATAGACTCATCGACTGTTGGATTATGCCTAATTGCAATCGTCTTGGTATTAGTAACATTATTAGAAATTGCCAAATACTGTTGGGTCATAGTTTGCTTGATTGGCGCATAATGAAGTGTCAATTTATAATCATAATCTGGCACATTAACTCCCGCACCATTCTTTTTGGAAGTTGGAAAACCAAATTGAGCTACTTTATAAAATTGGCTTGGTAGAATTCGTTTGGTCATCCGGGTGCACCTCCTCATATGCTTGTGCGTAGAGACCGCGGAGTTGACCGATAATACTATTTAAAGTGAGGTCAATATCATACGTTTGCGTATCCGACATCGCGATCCGATACTGATAATACGTGCCTGCCAGTGACATCACAGCAACTTTAAATAGTGCCGGTACACTTGTGCTATCATCCGTGTAGAAAGTAGCGATATCCGTGCCCACGGCGTTTTTAACGTACTGTTCAGCCGCGTCAATATAGGCGCTCATTAGCGTATCAGAATCGTCAATATCTAAATTCATCATGTTGCCGACGTCTGGCACCTTCACAACATTGTCTGCCATCTCATCACTCCTTTATAGCCGCCCCGTTAGGCACTGTGTATTTCATTGGCGACGCTAATTAACTAATTGTTAGCCGTTTGTTGTAGCACTAGCCGCAAAGTTAGCTGGCTGATCCGCAATAGCCTTGAATGATCCAGCAACAAATGCTTCACTATCTGTAGCTTCAACGTCGAAGCGGTCAATAACACGGATCTTGTATTGATCTTTTTCGAATGCACCTGCGCCAATGTTAGTTGCGAGTAAGGACATGTTTTCACGGTCAAACAATGTAACTGCTTGTGATAAGTCACCATAATACAGTGGATATACAGGAGCCGCTGTTGTTCCACTATTTGGTAACCACTTGTCAGCTACCATAATTACTTTCTTGCCACGAACTAGCATTTGGTCTGGTTGCGTAGGATCTGGTTGCAATAAGTAACGTCCCATTGCGTCCTTAACCTTGCACAATTCGTTGCAGCCCGAGGTGTTAGTTAACAGAAATGACGTACTCTTGATAGCTGGATCGACAGAAGTGTTAATCATGTCAATAACGTCATCAAATTTGGCCAAGGTTGGCTTAGTTGGGGCCGCGTTCATCGCCGCAATAATTTTGGCGTTACGAGTAACAACCGTCTTCTTAGCAATCCAACTTGATAACCATGCTAAGATGTTATCCGCGGTATCTTTAATCAGTGAATTTGTTACCGTTGTGATGCCGGCATAACGATGGATAGTGTACTTGATTAATGTCAAGTTAGGATCATCGTTATCACCAATCGTGGCTGTTTCATCGTCTAAATCGGCCAATGGTGTTACATCCGTCCACTTTTCGTAAACGCGTGATCCAGTTTGTGTAGAAACAGCCTCATGGTTCACATATTGTTGCAACGAATCATATTGACGAACCAAGGTATGAATGGCTGTTTGAATATCTTGCGGAATGGTAAGGCCAATGGCATTACCTGATTCATCAGTCGACGAGGTTACTAAGTTCATGACCTTTGGATCACCCTTGATCATGCCTTTAAAGTTCTTAACAAACTCGTCTTTGAGGTTCTTTTCCTTGTCTTCCAATGGTGCAGTATATTCTTTTGACATATTGGCAATTTCAGCTGCACGGGCGTTCTCTAATGCTTCGTTAGCAAAATCTCGTACTTTAGCAGCCTTATCAAAGTCGTCTTTAACTTTCTGTAAGTCTTCCGCAGTATATGCATTAGGATCTTCGCCGAGCTTAATAGCCATATTTTGACGCTTGTCCTCAATATCTTGTACATTAGCACCGGCGTCTTCAAAAGCTTTTTTTAATTCATTGATTTTTGGCATCTTAGTGCCCTCCTTATTTATCTTTACCAAACAAAATAGCCAATTTGCTTTTCCTTTCAGAATCCGCAGATTGACTATTGTTTTCGGTTTTGTTTTCTTTTACATTTACTGGTTCTGGTTTTTCAGCCTTTCGCATCAACGTTTTAACCTTGGAAATCATATCTTTACTGAATAATGAACCATTTGCGATGTTGGTCACCGTTGCTGGCTGTTTTGCAAACATAACTTCGTCCGCAAAACCTTGTTTAACGGCATCTTGTGCATTGATCCAAGTTTCGTCAGACATCATTTTATAAATATCTTGCACGTCCATACCCGTCTTTTCGGCATATACATTGGCAATCCCTTGATCAGTTGAGTCAAGCCCTTGTAAATCACTGGCCAAATTGTCTGAATTGCCTTGTGACATGGTTGAAGCTCGATGAATCATCATTTGACCCGTTGGTGAGATCTTCACGGTATCACCGGCCATCGCAATAATTGAAGCTGCAGATGCCGCTAAGCCCACAATGTCTACTTCTACATCACCAGCATAGTTTTTTAATGCCGTGTAAATTTCAGAACCCGCAAATACATCACCACCCGGTGAATTAATCTCTGCGACTACTGGCATTCCTTGTGCTGCATCTAGCGTGTTTTGAACGCTCGTTGGAGTAGCAACCGAATAACCGAAGAATTCGTACACTTCGGCATCGTCATCACTCGAAATAACACCTTTAATTGGTACTGTTGTCATCGTTATCACCACCTTTATCATTTGATTGAATAACTACTTGTTGAGTCGGTTGCGTTTTAGCTTCCGGCATATCTGCTGGGAAATATCCATCATTCTGCAATAGCCAATTAAATTGGTTATTAGCAAGTCCTCCATTCTTCACCATGGCCGCAAGATTTGCCGCGTAATCATCACCTAGCGGATCGATAGCTGGCCTAATGTTAGCTGTCACGGTTGCTGATAGTTTATTGTCTAGCTCACTAACAATCATCTGGGCATATCGATTAAGCGTATTGGCATAATTACCCTTGATTTGATCAAGACTAGATTGTTGATCACCGGTACCATTTAAATAGCTATCTGGTATGTGGTAAACTTTGGCAACCTGTGTCGACGTCCAATTGACTGACGATAAGAGACTAGCTACGTTCGAATTAATCTCAAGTGGTGTCCAATCTTCCAATCCATCAATTACAATTGGTCCGTTGTTTGAAGCAGCCATTTGTCGCATAAACTCACGAGAATGTGATGCTTTTATCTTCCAATTAATTAAACCTTTATCGTTATTGATCTTCAAAACACCGGGCGATGTTACCGATTGAGAAAGCGCGTTTTTTGTTAGCTTGTTTGACAAGTCCTTGATGTTAATTTCGCTAGACAATGCCAACAGTGGGCTAATACCAGTCTTTCCTCCATCTTTGCTGTATAAGCGTAAATGAATCATGTCTGATTGTGGAATGGCCTGAATCACACCAATTTGTGGTTCATCAAACGTGGCTGTGTACATCAGTCCAGACCCATCTCCTAGCAAGAATGTACTAACTTGTGAGGGGCGCAAATATTCCCATCTCAAGTCAACACCGTTGACGTTACGCCAACGATAAGCAAATGCTTCACCATTTAGCAATGCCTGCATAAACATTGATTGCCAAAAGCCGCGTGGATTAGACGTTGAACTTGGCGCGTCTAAAATATTTTGTGCTCGTGGCTTATTGGCCTTATATTTAACGGTGGCTAAGTCGCCTGATAATTGAGTCACTACCGAATAAATATCTGAATTTTGCAAAGCAACGTCAGCACTCACGTATTGAGCATTGGTTCCATTGCCAAAAATACTCATAATGTCTTCATCACTTAATGAGTAGGCTTGTTTGCTACCGGATAACGCTTGAAACTTGCCTCTTAAAATGGCCATTATTGACCACCACCTTTAGTAGCTGGTAAATCAATCAGCAGTCCAAATACAAGCCATATAACCGCTAGAAAGATCATTCCTGGAATTAAGCCAAACAAAAACGCACTAATTGTGCCGAAGATACCGGCTAGTGCGTAACAGATTGCATCATTATAGTGTTTAATTGCCATTAATAATTTTCTAATTTTAAACATCTCCATCTGTCATGCCCGATTCTGAACTAGTCAGCCATGCTTCAATTTGTTCCGTTGTCATTCTGGACACTTCTTGTGACTTGTCATTAACGATCCCGTAGTCCTCAAAGTGGTACATGCCTTGATATAGTGCATCAATAATGGCATCAACCACATCAATTTTCATCGTAGCTTGTGCTTTATCCACTTGAATACCGATTTTATCTTCAATAATTCTAGCGTTCAGAAGTGCTTTGGCCATGATTTTGTCATCTAACCGGGTAACCGAACTTTCCACAAATATTTTTTGCAGAAATTTAGTTGGATCTTTTAATTCACTAGTTCGCTGTCTAATGGCCTCCAAAGGATAACTAGTATTAATTTCCATTTGTTTAATCGCTGGTGTTGCTCCCCAGGCATCATAGCCAAAGAAGATAACTTCCAAATGATGCCGCTCTATATATTCCAGCAGCCACGTGTAAACCTGCTCGTTGTTAATCAATCCTTGTGGATGGCTAGTGATCGTGCAATAGCCCTGTTTAGCTAGTTCACGATAATTAATACCATCTTGTTTTTCCTTAATATCAATTGA